CTTGATTATATGATCGTGATCGTTATGAATGCCTTACATGATGAATTCGGGTTCGGAGTCAAGCGGTGCCAGCAGGCGTTCGATAAAATCAACCGGATAGCGTCGTGCGTCAACGTAACAGTTTCATGGGACGAACTGACACGGTTTATGGCCTGTGACTTCGACGAACGAAAATACGAAAAGCTATACGGCCCGCGGTCTCAATATGATGCGGAAGAAGCTGACAAGAAGATGCGCCGCATCATACGGCTGGTAGCAACGGACGATTTATATCAGCGGCTGGATACAGTAGCCGAAAAGAAAGGCATGACGGTCAATCAGCTTGCTATTAAAGCGTTGGCAAATGTCGCAGCGGGAGAGTGGGAGCCATGAAAAATTACTATAAACCTGGCGAGTGTATTACTCGCCAAATGACACCAGAAGAAATGGAAGCGGACCGAAAGGAGCAGGCGGCCAGACGCCGGAAATTCCCCTGGCGCTACAAAGGCGCACAGGCCGAACATGACTGCAACGATTACTGCATCGAGCAGAAATATCTAAGTGTTACGGGGAAACGGAGGAAATCGAAATGAGCCAACGGAAAACCTATTATGTTGTGACAGATGCGTACGGGCATACGGTGGCAGTTACAAATAAGCTGAAGCGGGTAGCCGTTTTCATGGACGGACATCCGTTTGGTCCGGATATTACGGTCATTAGGTATACCTGTGACACGGCAGACGGGTCGGTCGTCCATTGTGAGGTGATACTTGATGAGTAAAGCATGCGTTGTTTGTGGCGCGTCCGCTATGCCAAATAGCAATCTATGTGAGCGATGCGAGAACGAAATCGCACGGCGTATCTGGAATCCCATACCCGGCAGATGCCCGGTATGCGGTTCCCGTGTACGAGGACGCAAAAAATACTGCGGCCAGGTATGCTATCATATTGGGAGTAATATTCGTCAGAAAGAAGCGTATTATCGGCAGGCAAAACAACAGCGAAAAGTTCATTCTGGTTCCAGACTAGACGAGCATATTCGCAAATCCCGTGAGCTTGGCATTTCTTACGGTATGTATATGGCAAAACTAAGAGGTGATAGCGTATGACATTAATGGTTTTTATGCTAATTGCCGGCGCGCTGTTTGCCGTCTGGTCGGCCGCAACGATATGGCTGGTATTTACCATTCGTGATTTTATGAGACACAGGGGGTGATAATATGACAGAACCAGTTCATCATCCAGACCATTATACATGGCGTGGCGAAGAATGCTTGACGATTATTAGCGCTATGACCGATGGCTCGGACGGTTATGAAGGATACTGTATTGGTAATATTATTAAATATCTGTACCGGTATCCGCGGAAAGGCGACATGGTACAAGACCTGGAAAAAGCAAGAGAATATATGGATATGCTCATCCGGTATTTCAAGGGGGACGATGAATGACAGCTACAGAATATCTGGAATCCATCCGTCGACTGGATGTACGGCTCCGGATGAAGGAAAAGGAACGTGCCTGTGTCGAGCAGGATATATGTTCTATCCAGGCTATTGACTATAGCAAGGACCACGTCAGTGGAACGCATACCGCCGATATTGCCGATAAGATTGCACGTCTTGATGATATCATAGCTGAAATCGAGCGGGAGTGGGACGAACTCATTAACCGGCGCGCAGTAGCGAGGCGGCTGATACGGACCATGCCGGATGGCATCGGGCAGGAACTGCTGATTGCTGTCTACGTCCGTGGTCGGGATATCCACGAGGTAGCAGACGATATGCATGTGTCCCGGTCTCAGTTCTATCGTATGCGTATGGCGGCTATCCAGGAGTTCACTCCGTATTATCATAAGTTGGGACAAATTGGGACTCCATGAGACGCGGAAACGTAGTATAATATAAACTAGGAAAAGATGAAAAATGAAACGCCTCCGTTTTTCTCTACCTATAAGGACATCCAATCGGATGTCCTTTTTTATATCCATCGCAGGGAGGTGATGACCATGGCAATGCCCCGGAAAGAATTCGATAAAGAACAGTTCGAAAAGCTCTGTCAGATGTTCTGTACAGAAAAAGAAATCTGTTCGTGGTTTGGAACCAGTGATAAGACGTTAAGCAACTGGTGCAAACGTACATATGGAAAAACATTCTCCGAAACTTACAAAGAAAAACGAGAAGGCGGGAAGGCCAGTCTCAGGCGTATACAGCTCCACCTGGCGGAGAAATCGGCGGCTATGGCCATTTTCCTCGGCAAGAACTATCTGGGCCAGTCGGACGCTGATACGCACAAACAGGCAGTAGATAAGGCTAATATCGAACTGCGTAAACGGGAAGTCGAGGCGAAAGAGTTCTAATGGCACAGTCATGGGCGGTACAATTCTACAAATCAGAAGCGTGGCGCGCACTGCGACGGGCTCTCATTCAGGAGCGCGGGACGGTATGTCCTGTCTGCCATAAGGATTATCTGTTCGACACCTCGAAGCTCATCGCGCATCATATCAAGGAACTAACACCGGACACGGTACACGATGCGTCTATTGCCCTTAATCCTGATAACGTCGAGCTCATCTGCTTCGACTGCCACAATGCCGCTCATAAGCGGTTTGGCAAGGGCGTCCATCGTATATATATAGTGTATGGTCCGCCATGCAGCGGCAAAACAACGTTGGTTCGGCAGATGATGCATCGCGGCGACCTCGTCGTCGATATGGACCTGTTATATCAGGCGGTGTCTGGGTGTGCGTTATATGATAAGCCGGATCAGTTAAAGGCTAATGTATTCGGCATTCGCAGACTGCTGTATGACCAGATTGCCAGGCGTGTCGGGCACTGGGGTGACGCCTACATCATCGGTGGGTTTCCGCATCAGCTGGAGCGGGACGAACTGGCAGTACGGTTAGGAGCCGAATGTATCTTGTGCTATGAGCCATATGATATATGTATCCTCAATGCTAAACGAGCGCGGGGAACACTGGCAGGCGAATGGGCTGGGTATATCCAGCGGTGGTTCGATGAATTCGATGGACCGCCCCCCGGGTCAGAAGAAAAATCGCAAAAAATCTGAACCGTGGAGGGAACTCTTTTTTCATCTGTACCAAAATTTTGACTTTTCTGATGACGTTTTGAAAATGGAGGCAAGATTGATGGAAATAGGAGAAGAGTACGAGAGAATCAAAAAACTTTTCGATGGCGTAGATGAAAATCAGCTGGCGCTGGTAGATGGAGCGATTGCAGAAGCGGCCCGTTTACGTGTCGAACTGGACCGGCTCCATGAAATTGTAGATAAAACTGGTCTGGTAAAAATAGATCCAAATAATCCGCTACGCCAGAAAGAACTGCCCGTATCTCGGATGCTCCCAAAGGTGCGGGCGAATTATACGAATATTATTTTTAAACTGGCTGGTATTCTCGGCCGGTCAGTTGAGGATGAAGACCTTGGACTTGACGAGTACGAATGAGTTATATACAGGAATACTACGAAAAAATCAAATCGGGAGATATCATTGCCGGGCGATATATTAAGGCAGAGCTAAACCTGCTTATGAATAATATACATAACAACGACGTGCGCATGGATTACGATGCATCGAATAAACGTATTGCTTTCATTGAGCACGAATTGCGACATGGCCAGGCGCCGTTTGCAGGTAAGCCGTTTAAACTTGAATTATTTCAGAAGGCCATCATTGAGGCGATTTTCGCGCCACATATCTATGACGAAGAACTTAGGCGGTGGGTGCGTAAATATCAGGATGTGCTGTTAATAGAAGCCAGAAAAAATGGTAAGACGCCACTGGCGTCAGCGATATCATTAGCTGAATGGGTGTGCGGTCCAATGGGCGGCAATATTTTGTTCGGATCTAACGATTTTGACCAGGCCGACCTGCTGTTCCAAAACACGAACGACATGCGCGAAGAATCGCCGAAACTGTCGCGGTGTACCCATAAGAATCAGAAAGGTATATTCTGGGGAAATCAGAGGCAGAAGCATGCGCGGGGAAAATTCAGCCGACAGAATAAAGGAACCATTAAAAAACTGTCGGCCCGGCAGAGCGCCAAGGAAGGGAAGAATATTTCCATCGGGGTCGTCGATGAAGTCCATGAAATGCAGGATAATACGCTGGTCATGCCTATCCGTCAGGCTTTGTCTACACAAGACGAGCCGCTTTATATTGAAATTACGACAGAAGGATTTACAGAAGATGGATATCTTGATGAACGATTGCGGCTTGCAAGACAGGTATTAACGGGCGACGTCGATATGCCCAGATGGCTGATATTCCTATATCAGCAGGATACCGAGATGGAAGTGTTCCAGGACGAACAGTCCTGGTATAAAGCGAATCCCGGGTTGGGAACAATTAAGAAATGGTCCTTCCTTCGTCAGATGGTCGATGAAGCTCGGACGAACCGGAAGACGCGGGCTTTCGTGCTGGCCAAGGATTTCAATATCAAACAGAGCGTTGCGGCGGCATGGCTTGATACGGCTACTATCCAGAATGAACAGACATTCGAGCCGGAAGAAATCGACGAACAGTATTATATCGGCTCCCTTGATTTCGCTGAAACGACCGATTTGTGCAGCGCCAAGGCGTTGTTCGTTGATCCGTGGACGCGGAAGAAACGAACGCTGTCCATGTATTTCATTCCGGAAATCAAGGCAAGTGCACTGGATACCGACAGCGAGCAGGCACTCAATCCGGAAAAACGTGATTACCGGGAATGGGCGCGTCAGGGTCTTGTTACTATCTGCCCGGGGTCGGAAGTCGATGCAAGAATGGTCGCCGATTGGTTCCTGTCGCTGTATGAACAATATCACGCTATACCGTTTAAAATCGGATACGACAACTGGCACGCTAAGGACTTCAAGAAAATCATCGGTGAATATTTCGGTGAGGAAGTCCTTGAGCGTATCATTATGGACTATTTGTCTTTGTCGAATCCCATGTCTGCATTAGAAAGCGACCTCAAACGTAAAACGTTAAACTATAATAACAACCCTATCGATAAATGGTGTTTGTCTAATACGGCATTTAAAATGAACAATCTCAGCCAGATGATGCCGGTTAAGGTATACGGCCAGTCAAAGAACCGCATTGACGGGGCGCTGGGATTTATTATTGCCTATGCCGCTTACGGACGATTTAAATCAGAATATCACGAACAACAGAAATTGATTATTCCGGAACCCGCAGGAGGTGACATCCGGTGCTGAAATTTTTTTCTAC